CATTGCTTTATTTGATGTGGAAACGACAAAAAAATTTTATGTTGTTGATGAACATGAGTTTCAAGGACTTTCTACATTTTTTGAAGAAAATTTTTTACATTGGGAAAAAAAATTTAATCGAAAATTTGATTATAGAGAGATTATGGTTGAAACAAGAACACTTGATAGTTTAAAAACTTCACCTGATTTTATTAAAATTGATACTGAAGGTAGTGAACCTTACATATTAAAAGGTGGAATGGAAACTATTTCAAAATATAAACCAACAATATTAATCGAAGAAATGAAAAATACTGATTATTCGAATATTCTATTACCATTAGGATATGAAAAGATACAACCAAACGACAGTGAAGATGATCCTGTTTACATTTATAGGAATACAAATGAATAATGCTAACTTATTAAAACAAATATCACTAAAAGATTTAAATCGACCAAAAGATCACATTCAAGTATTAGAAACTTATCCTTTTGGTGTTCGTAACATTTATGACGATGCGATGTCAATTAATATTAATCGTAAAACAGGTCAACAAGTTCCTTTACATATAGATTTAGAATTAACAACACTTGAAAAAGTGGGAGTTGTTCGTACATCCAATGTCAACGCAAGAATGACTGATTGGTATGTACATGAAGAAAGTGATTCCTATAATTGGATTGCTCGACAAGCGTGTTTACTTGCTGAACAGATTACAGCGAAACTTGCAAAGACAAAATTTGAATGTCATGAGATGTGGGGTGTGCATTACACTGAAAAAACATCGACACGAGCTCATTCACACTGGCCTTATCAGTTTGCATTTGGTTATTATATTAAGATGCCAAAGTATGCACCAATAGTTTTCCCTACTGCAAACTATGAGTACAATCCTAAACCAGGCGATCTTATTGTTTTTCCTGGCCATATACAACATGAAGTAAAATCTGTTGAAGGTGAACGCATCATGGTTGCAGGTAATCTTAAAAATACTCTCTGGTCAGTTTCAAGAAATTTTCAAAACTCATCAATCAAAGATGTCATCAAACATAACACATAAATATAGTTATGTTAAATGGATTAAAAAGAAGAAGTCAGCATTTTTTCTATGATGATACAAAGATTCCGTCAAAAGAAACAATAGATCTAATACTTCAAGAAACTTATTCATTAGTTCCTTTGAAAAATGATTTATCATGGATCAAAGCAGAAGTTTTTGGACCAGAGTATTCTGAGGATAAACATAAATTTTGTTTACAAACTGTCTGTGATTATTATGATGGTGATGAAAATGATGTTTATTCAGACGCAGGTATTGATCCGTTAAAGATAGTTGACCCGATAAATGTTTGGGGTATTGGCAGAGAAAGAGAAAAACATATTGAAGAAGATCTTATGCCAAAACTTTTAGAATACAAAAAGATTAAAAAAAGAGTACAACCTCCTCTTCTATACAATTTAGTTCAGTTTAACAATCAAGTATTAGCACCTTGGGTAATTATGTTTACTTGTAAACTAAATCGTAACGGAAGAGCGATCATACAAAATAAAAATCCAAATGACATGGATCATTCACTTCTAAAATATACAAATATTAAAAATGCGTATGTACAAACATCCATGATGGCGTTGACAATCGCAGGTTTGGCAAATGAAAATCATTTAGACTGTAGTTTTACTATGTGTTTTTTTCCAAGTAATCACAATGACAACGCATTGATTAGTACAGATGAAAAATTTTTGATGGCTGTAAGTGTTGGTGTTGCAGACAATGATGTAGATTATTCAAAAGCAGACTCAACAAAACGTAAAGAGTTTAACAAATATTCAAACATTTTTAAATTTAAATAGACATGAACAAAACAAATTTTATGGGTAAGGACGGATTTCATTGGTTCGTAGGAGTTGTAGAATCAAGAGAAGATCCAAGTCAATTAGGAAGAGTACAAGTTCGTGTCTTAGGTATTCACACAGATAACAAAACATCTATACCTACAGAGGATTTACCTTGGGCAACTGTGATGCAACCAACTACAAGTTCAGCAAACTCTGGTATAGGAACATCGCCAAGTTTTATTATTGAAGGATCATGGGTTGTAGGATTTTTTATGGATACAGAAAAACAACAACCAATTATTATGGGAACTTTACCTGGTGTTCAAAATCAAGAGGTTGATATATCAAAAGGTTTTTATGATCCAAACGGAACGTATCCATTAAGTCATTATCTAAATGAGTCTGATGTGAATAAACTTGCCAGAGGCGATAGTACACGATTAATAAAAGTACCTGACACAGTAACAGGCGAACCTTCCAATCCTTACAATGCTGTCTATCCAAAAAATCATGTGTTTGAATCTGAATCAGGTCACGTCATAGAGATTGACGATACTACAGACGCAGAAAGAATACATGTTTATCACAAGTCAGGTTCATTTGTAGAGTTTCATCCTAATGGTGATATTGTCACTCAACACAAAAATGGATTCAAAACTGTGACAGGCAATGATAATATTCATGTCACAGGTGATCTAACAATCAAAGCAGATGGTGATATAAAGATAAACGGAAAGTCAATCAATCTAAATTCTGGTACACAAGGTGCTGCACGATTAGGTGATACAACATTAGATAATGATACTGAACTCAATGGCGCCGATGCAGGTAAAATAGATTCCAGCTCTTCTACTGTAATCATTGGTGATTAGTGTATAAATACTCTTATAGGAGAGTATCTTTATGGCACACGTTTCAGGTAATTTTGGCACAGACGCACAATTAACAAACAAAAGTAGTAAGTCTGCAAGAATAAACACTGATTTAGATTTATTTTTCACAAGAAGAACAAATAAAGATGTTAGCGTTGTAGAAGATATTCAGGCTGTCAAAAGATCAATTCGTAATTTAGTACAATTTAATCCTCATGAGAAACCATTTCACCCAGAGATCTCATCAGGTGTTCGTGATTTATTATTTGAAAATATGTCACCTGTCACCAGTGTTGTACTTGCAAGAAAAGTAGAAGACGTAATTACAAACTTTGAACCTCGTGCTAGACTACAATCTGTAAGAGCGATACCAAGATTTGATGACAACGCATATGAGGTCACTGTTGATTTTTACGTTAGAAACTACCCTACAGAATTAGTAAACTTAGACCTCTTTCTAGAGAGATTACGATAATGGCAACGACTGTAAATAAAAAAAATTTAAGAGTAACGGAACTTGACTTTGATGAAATAAAAGATAATTTAAAAACTTTTTTAAAAGATCAAGATGTTTTAAAAGATTACGACTTCGATGGTTCTGCAATGAACATATTGTTAGACACACTTGCATACAACACTCACTATCTTGGTTACAATGCAAACATGGCTGCAAATGAAATGTTCTTAGACACAGCAGGTTTACGTTCATCTGTGGTATCACACGCAAAAACTTTAGGTTATGAAGTTCAATCTGCCCGAGCACCAAAAGCACAAATCAACGTGACAGTGGTTTCTGATCAAACATCTATCACAATGCCAGCAGGTACAAAATTTTCAACAACATATGATGGCACAGATTACAATTTTGTAACAGCGAATGATATACAAAGATTTAAGTTTGGTAATTCTGTTAACTTTGATTCTATAGATGTTTTTGAAGGTACATACATTACAACAAGATATACAGTTGATACATCAGACTTAGAACAAAGATTTTTATTAAGAGACAATCGTGCCGATACATCCACACTAAGAGTCACAGTTCAGAACTCATCTACAGATACAACTTCAACAACTTATACAAAGGCAACTGATATCACACAATTAGAATCTACATCTACAGTTTATTATTTACAAGAAACTGAGGGAGGTCAATTTGAAGTTTACTTTGGAGATGATGTGGTTTCAAAAGCAGTAGCAGATGGTAATATTGTATTTTTAACATATGTTGTTACCAATAAAACTGAAGCAAATGGTGCATCATTATTTAATCCACCAAGTTCAATTGGTGGCGAAACAAATATTTCTGTAACCACAGTATCAAATGCAATTGGTGGTGCAGAACCTGAGACATTACGATCAATAAAATTAAATGCACCTTTGAATTATGCATCACAAGGTAGAGCTGTAACAACATCTGATTATGAGTCAGTGGTCAAAAGAGTTTTTGCAAATACACAAGCAGTTTCAGTTTTTGGTGGAGAGGACGGAAGTTTTAATTCATCAACTGGTGTGACATCAACACCTGAGTATGGAAAAGTTTTCATATCAATCAAATCTACAACTGGTGCAAACTTAACATCATCACAAAAAACACAATTGGTAAGTGATTTAAAAACTTATACGATTGCATCTATAACACCTGTTATTGTTGACCCAGAAACAACATTTTTAAGACTTGCAATTAGATATAGTTTTGACACGTCTGCAACAACTTTAGGATCAAGTGATATTGATGGTTTAATCACTACTGCATTACAATCATACAACTCTAATACATTACAAACATTTAATTCACAATACAGAGCATCTGCTGTTTCAAAACTTATCGATGAAGCAGATAACTCTATTTTAAATAGTACAACATCTGTTAAACTTTCAAAGTTCTTAACACCAACACAAGGAACAACAACTTCATATAGAATACCTTTTAACAATGCGTTATTACACCCAGAGGATGGTTATCTAGCATCAACTGGTGGTGTTGTTTCATCAACTGGTTTTAGAGTAGGAACAGATACAACATCAGAGTTTTTCTTTGATGATGATGGTCAAGGTAATTTAAGAAGATACTCAATCGTTGGAACAACAAGAAACTATGCAGACTCAAACGCAGGCACAATAGACTATGATTCTGGTTTGATAACAATTAATAATATTAATATCACTGGTGTTCTTAATGTAGATAATTTAACATCATCACAAATAAGAATTATAGTGACACCTAATTCAAATGATATTGTGCCAGTAAGAAATCAAATATTAGAAATTGATTTTGTTAATACAAGTTTAAATGGTAATATCGATACAGCCACAACATCAGGCACAACTACAACAACCACTGGCTCTGGAACAACTGCCACAACCACTGTGACATCATCAGGTGGCACGTCAAGTTATTAATGAATAAAAATGAGTCATGATCCTAAATTCAATAAAAAGATATCACCTCTTATAAAAGGTCAACTACCAGACTTTTTACAAGACTCAGATTTCGAAACTTACAGAAACTTCGTAAGAGACTTCTATAAATTTTTAGAGTCTGCGAGGATGAAGTTTACTTATACTACAAACTACCTTGTTTTAGAACCTGTCACTAAATCTTATGTTTTAGAAGAAACAGATGATAACAGAGTTGTATTAGAAGACTCAGTTGAATTTACAATAGGTGAAACAATAGTAGGACAAACATCA